TATCACGAGTTGATGTACAAGCTAAGAGCTTCAAAGAGTCCTACCCGTGAAAGTAGTAGATGATTTTCTTTACGACGATCTTTATCAAGACTTAGTCCGAGATCTCAACGATTTAAGATATACGCACGTTGATTCATACAACGGCATAGAGAAGTCTGAGGCACTGCTGGATGCAGAAACAGTGGGTAGGATTAGAAGTTGTTATGCCGACAAGGTTGCAGATCCTGTCGGAGTTTTTGAAGCGTCTATTACCAAGTGCGATCCGGGGTACGAGTACGACCTTCACGCCGATCATCCAGATAAGATTGTCAGCACTGTACTCTACCTTGCTCCAGAAACGGGGGACGGAACACTTTTTCTACAGAAAATTGAGGGGACAAGATTGTTTTTTGAAGAGGTTGTGTGGCTCCCGAATCGATTAGTTACATGGAAGAATGCTGGTCAAAGACACATGTATCGGAATACGAAGCAAGAGATTAGGTTTACACTGAACATATATCAGAAAAAGCATGACGTGTCGTTTGAGGTGCAAAATATCTATGAGTAAACAAACAAGCGCAGAGGGCGTGGCTCTCATTAAGAAGTTTGAAGGGTGCGAACTAGAGGCTTATCAGTGTTCCGCTAACGTCTGGACGATTGGGTACGGTCATACTCGTGGCGTGGAAGATGGCGATTCTTGCTCTCAGGAAGACGCTGAGAGAATGCTCGTTGAGGATCTTGAAGAGTTTGAAGGGTACGTCAATGACATCGTTGAGTGCCCTCTTGAGCAGAATCAATTTGATGCATTAGTAGCATGGACATACAACCTAGGGCCAACTAACCTGAGGGAATCTACTTTGCTGATCAGGCTGAATGAAGAAGATTATAACGACGTTCCAACGCAAATACGCCGATGGAATAAAGCAGGTGGTAAAGTGCTAGACGGTCTTGTAAGGCGCAGAGAGGCAGAAGCCCTCCTGTTCTTAGGCCAAAATTGGGAAGAGGTATAGGTTATGAGCAGAGGCGGATCAGGCGGCGGCAGCAAAGGCGGCGGACAGACCGTCCCTTACGGGGGCGGAAACGTTGGAAACAATAGGTTCCAACAGCCACAGCCCATACCCCAGAATAGCTTTGTAGCTGACGGCCCAAACCCTTACGGGGCAGGAAACAGCCTTGGCTCTAGCGTCGGTAGAATCATGGGTGACATGAGATATAACCAGAACGTTGGTGGCTATCAAGGATTGCAACAGCAAGCGTTTCAGCAGCCCCAGCCGTTTCGCCAGCCCATGAGATATCAGCAGCCCATGTATCAAAGTTTTGGCGGCTACAATCAGCCTCAATACCAACCTATGCCATTCCGCGCCCCCTCTCCGGGCAAGGGTGGATCAAAGGGTGGCGGCATGAGTGTGCCGAGATATCCCCGAAATGAAGTCCAGCCATACCGAATGCCTATGCAAGAAAACCCGCTGGGCGATAGAGGCATGATGCGGACAATGGAGATGAAGCCCGGAAGAGATTACATACCTTTCATGCAGCCTGAGCGTCAGACGAATCAGATGCCGCGTCAGATGATGCAAGCCACAAATCAAGGTCTTGGGGGGTTTTTTAGGTAATGCCTCTCGCCAAGATTCAGTTCAGCCCCGGCGTAAACAAAGAGGGTACTGAGTACACGGCAGACGCTGGATGGTTTGACTCCGACAAGATACGGTTCCGTAAGGGGCGCGTTGAGAAGATTGGCGGATGGGTCAAGTCTGTAACAGATACGTTTTACGGCATAGCAAGATCGTTGCACTCTTGGTCATCTCTTGAAGGAACGCGATATCTTGGTCTTGGAACCAATCTGAAGTTTTATGTGAATGAAGGCTCTACGTTCAATGATGTAACGCCCCTGAGATTGACCGCTGGCGCTGGTGACGCAACGTTTGCAGCAACAGATGGATCATCAACGATCACTGTGACAGAGGCCGCACACGGCGCTGCCTTAAACGACTTTGTCACCTTTACAAGCGCAGCGACTTTGGGTGGAAATATAACAGCCGCCGTCTTGAATCAGGAATATCAGATTACGTCAGTACCCACAACTGACACGTTTACGATAGAAGCATTAGACACTTTAGGCGCTTCTGTATCGGCAAACTCTAGCGACACCGGCAACGGCGGCGGTTCTACTGTAGCTGCATATCAAATAAATTCTGGATTGAACGCTTTCATTACCGGCACGGGATGGGGTTCTGAGGCGTGGGGCGTAAGCACGTTTGGTAGCGCAAGCTCTATCTCTGCTGCCGGTCAATTGCGTTTGTGGAGCCAAGATAACTTTGGCGAAGATCTTATTTTTAATGCTCGTGGTGGCGGGATCTATTACTGGGACGAGTCAGTTGGTGTGGGAACAAGAGCAGTTAACGCAACATCCTTGTCCGGGGCATCTGATGTTCCAACGGTTGCCTTGCAGGTTATGGTGTCAGATGTCGATCAGCACGTCATCGCTTTTGGCTCCAACCCAATTGGAAGCGCAGCAGTTGACCCGTTGTTTGTTCGATTCTCTGATCAACAAAATGCAGCAGATTGGACTCCTACAGCGACCAACACTGCTGGCGGTGTTCGGATTAACTCAGGATCTGAAATTATTGGCGCTGTTCAAGCTAGGCAAGAGATACTGATCTGGACTGACGTGAGCCTTCACTCCATGCGATTTGTCGGGGCACCATTTACGTTTCAGTTCTCTACTGTTAGCACAGACATATCCATGATATCGCCTAAGGCGGCTGTGAACGCCAGAGGCTCTGTTTATTTCATGGATCAAGGCGGTTTTTATCTTTACAACGGGTCTGTTCAACCGCTGCCATGTTCCGTGCTAGAGCATGTGTTCGATAATCTGAATGTATCTCAACGATTCAAAGTCTTTGCTGCCGAGAACAATGAATACTCTGAGGTAATCTGGTTTTATCCAGTCGGAGAGGGCAACACAGACGTAACGAACTACGTCTCGTACAATTATGCAGAGAACCTGTGGGCAGTTGGCACTCTTGCTAGGGGCGCATACGGTGGTCGGTCAATTGAGAATAGGCCGCTGGCGACGAGTGCGATTGATACTCCTGACAAATCAAACATCTTGTACGAGCATGAAGTCGGGTTTGACGATGACGGATCAGCGATGAATGCGTTTGTTGAGTCTGGTGACCTTGAGATTGGGGATGGCGATAGCTTCATGTTTATTAAACGGATCATCCCTGACTTCGCGTTTACAGGACAAGAAGGTGATGCCTCGATAGATCTTACCCTCAAGGGCAGTGACTTCCCCTTGGAAGAGGCAAGCACGTTGACCACGTCAACGATCAGTAACACAACAAAGCAGTCTCATGTTCGCGCCAGAGCTAGACACACAAAAGTACGTGTAGAAAGCAACGGCTTAGGTTATGGCTGGAGGCTTGGTGATTTGAGGTTTGACATGAGACAGGACGGTAGACGCTAATGAGCATACTTGAACAGCCTCTGCCTGTCCCAGATCCACAGTACCGACAAGAAAATGAGGCGTACACCCGTCGTGCTCTTGAGCTTGCCCTGAATAGAGTCGAGAACGATATCAATATCGCAAAGACGCAGGGTGATAAGCAAGGTTCACTGTCTATGCGTAGACATCAGTTTCTTCTAATGGGTGCCTCGTGACAGACGTAATCAAGGTTTTGGGACAGGTAAACCCTAGCGCAACAACCACTACGACGTTGTACACGGTGCCCAATCTTGCCCAGACTACAGTAAGTTCCCTCGTCATCTGCAATCAGAACGCTTTGGTTGGCTCGTTCAGAGTCAGCATTCACGTAGCTGGTGCTAGTGCAGATGACAAACAATTCATTTTTTTCAACGAAGCAATAGCTGGTAGTACCGCGAGGACTGTTGTGATTGGCATGTGCCTGTCTCAGGCAGATGTCGTGAAGGTCTACGCTAGTTCTGGAGATATAAGCTTCAACATATTTGGCGTGGAGACCACCTAATGAATATGCAACAAGCCCCTTACCCAATGCAGCCAATGGCTGAAGAGATGGCCCGACAGGGACGATACGGAGATTCAATGCTGGTTCACATGAACCCGATTGAGGTCGAAGGTCTTGCATCACTGTCGCCTACAGGGGAGTTAACCATCAACCCTGAAACGGGGCAGCCTGAGGCGTTCCTTCCTATTTTGGCTGCACTTGCTAGCAGCCTTGGTGGTAGCGCATTAGCCACTGGTATTGGTGGCTTTCTAACTGGTGGCGCTCTTGGCGGTACTCTTACTGGCGCTCTGACTTCACTGGGCGGTCTCGGTGGTGGGCTGGTAGGGAAAGCGGCATTGATGGCTGGCAAAGGCTTGGCAACAGAGGGTATCCGTTCTGGTTTGATGGGCGAAGACTTTGACCCAATGAAGGCTCTTACCTCTGCCGCAACGACCTTTGGTGTAGATAAGGCGGTGCAGGCTGGGGCCGAAAGCCTGCAAGGTGTTCAAGGATTTGAGCAGGCAGCGACTGATGCCAGCAAATTAGCAGATCTATCTAAAGCTCAACAGATAGCAGCGGGAGCAACTCCTGACGCTTTAACCGCAGCAAACAATCCTTTTATAGCTCAAGCGGAGACTGCTAGAGCAGGTGCCGATGCAGCTAAAAAGTTCGCATCCGACATGTCTGCTTTTGATGTTGTAAAAGACGGGGGGCTTGCCGATATTGGTAAGGGCTTGCTGACTCCTAGCGCCGCGATCCCTATCGCAGTAGGCGAAGGTCAACGCGCAGAAATAGATCGGTTAAACGAGATGGAGCGCATGTTCGGGCAGTCTGCGGAAGAGCGAGAAGAGGACTATCGACGTAATCAGGCTGGCCTAGAGGCAAGCAGGTACGGCAGCACATCTGGCGGTGTAGGCGGTCTGGCAGAGGGTGGCATAACAAGTATCAATCCACAGAACTACATGGACACAGTGTCAGGCGTTTACGGTCTGGCAGGCGAAGCGCCTCCAGTAAAGATGATGATGGGTGGCGGCCCATCTAGTGATCCCGGCAATTTTAACCCCGGTGGAGGACTCAACTTTGGTTTGGGTTCAGGACTTGGCGGCCCCGCTGCGGCGCAGAGAGGCTTGAGGGGTACTGAGGTTATCAGTCCAGCAGATCTTGAGGGTTACCGTCCCGGCATAGATCCAGAGATTATGTACTTCCGTAACCCTGAACCAGCAGAAACAGGGACAAGCACGGCAAGCACTGATACCGCTGCGGTCATGGCATCAAGCATGTCAGATAATCCATTTATAGCGGCAGCAGATCCATCGAGACGCGCTGAAGCTTTAGAGATTGTGAACAGGCAGTCTGTAGGTGGACGAAAGCGCAAGGCCGCTCAAGACTACCTTGACGCAAATCCTTTTGATGAAACGACTGAGACCGACATAGCCGGTATGCGGTATGGGGAAGCTTACGGCATGCAGGCAGGCGGTGAGACTAACGCCGGAATGGAGAAGATGCTTTTTGATCAGACGGCAATGGCCCTGATGGGTCGTTTGTCAGAAGAAGAGACAGACCTTGTCATCAAGCGGTTCATCGATGAGTTTGGTATTGAAGCCTTCCAAGCTCTGAGGTCTGAGGTTCTTGAGGGAGTTGTCCCCGGATCTCAGAAAGAGGGGTTGATTCAGGGTCAAGGCGGCGGTATGGATGACATGATCCCCGGAATGATTGGTGATCAGCAGCCTGTAGCGGTGTCTCCCGGCGAGTTTATTGTTCCCGGTGATGTTGTATCTGGGCTGGGTGACGGCGACAGTTCTGCTGGAGCACAAGAGCTTGAGGGCATGATGGATAGAGTCCGCATGGAGAGGACTGGCACAACAAGGCAGCCAGCACCGATTCAAGCTAAAGCAGGGGGTATACTACCAGCATGAATAAACTACTAGACTTCGACGCATCACAGTTCAAGGACATCTCTAGAGAGCCTAAGGTTAGGCGTAGGGATGAGCCTAGAGAGGTGACCCATACGATCACAATGATCCCCCCTAACTACCTGAACACGCTTTGGGTAGAGGTGAAGCCTCAGTTGGCAAGGGCGGTTGATAGGTCTCATGGGCGTTGGAATCTAGAGTTTCTTTATGCTGCGATACTCAACGGTAGCCAGCAGTTGTGGGTTGCCTTTGACGAAGAGAAACGTATCGAAGGCGTTGGAACCACTGAGATTTATCAGTATCCAGAGAAAAAAATGCTAGCGATACAGTTTCTTGGGGGAGACAATTTCAACGGTTGGGTATGGGACATGCTGGATCGTTTCAAAGAGTTTGGTAAAGATGAAAATTGCACTGGCATAGAGGCCACTGCGCGTATGGGATTCTGGAAGTGGCTTGAGCAAGACGAGTTTTCCAGATCTTATGTTGTATATGAAAGGAGCCTAGAAGATGGGAAAGAGTAAAGGCAGTAGCGGCGTTCAAGAAAGCAAGGTTACACAAACAAATATCCCTGAGTATGCCCGTCCTTATTTTGAAGAGCTTATGGGGCGTACTGTCTTTGAGAGTACCCGTCCATACGAAGCTTACCCCGGACAGCGACTTGCCGAGTTTACCAACCGAGAGATTGCTGGGATGCAAGGCTTCGAGGATATGGCTCGAAGAGGAGGGCCGCAGCAGTTTACTGATGCCTCCAACATTGCGTCACAGGTAGGTTCTTCTACTCCATTCATGTCAGGACAAGACGTAATGCAGGGCTACAGGCCGCCTATGCAGTACTCAGGATACAATGCAGGCAACATTGATTCTGGCTATGACGCTGGGAATATCAGCAACTTATATCAAGCAGATCAGCGCGGTGTGGGCTACATGCCGGGACAGCGTGATGTAGGCTATGAGGCCGGTACGTTTGATCCGGGCTACCAAGCAGGAAGCAGAGAGCAAGGGTATCAAGCTGGCGATATATCGTCTGACTACATGGCTGGCACGTTTGACCCCGGCTATCAGGCAACCACTCGTGAGTCGCAGTATACAGGTGAGATTGATCAAGGGCCGGGATTCCAAGCAGGCACCATTGCAGACCCAGCGACACTAGAAAAATACATGAATCCGTACACCCAGTTGGTTACGGATATGCGTAAGCAGGAGGCCCAGAAGCAGGCTGATATATCCCAGTCTCAGATAGAGCAGCAAGCTGCCCAGTCTGGGGGTCTAGGGGGCTACAGAGAGGCCATACTGTCCGCAGAGCTTGGGTCTGACACCAGAAAACAGCTTGATGAGATTCAAGCCACAGGTGATCAGGCGGCGTTTCAGCAGGCTCAAGCTGCGTTTGAAGCTGACAGATCAGCGCGATTATCCGAAGGTAAATTCGGGCTAGAGGCCGCCGGTCAGCGGCAACAGGCTCTACAACAAGCAGAGCAGTTTACGCAGAACGCAGTCAATGCTGGCGAGTCTGCCAGACAAGAAGCTGCGAAGCTTGGACTCAATGCCGCGCAGCAGGAAGAGGCGGCAAAGCAAGCGCAAGAGAAGTTTAAGCAAGATGCGTTTGCCCAGTCTGAGTCTGGTAAGGCGCTGATGGAGAAGCTGAATCAATCAGCATTTCAAGCAGGAGAGCAGGCAAAGCAGGAAGCTGCGAAGCTTGGACTCACGGCACAGCAGCAGGAAGATGCAGCAAAACGAGCAGAAGAGACGTTCAGGCAACAACAGTTCTCTACCAACGAGCAACTCATGCAGGCGCGTGAGAAGTTTGAACAGACACAGTTCAAGACCAACGAGCAGTTGCGGCTTGAGCAGCAGCGAGAAGAACGTGCCGTCTATCAGGCTGGTGAGGCCGCTAGGCAGCAAGCTGCACGGCTTGGTTTGTCTGCACAGGAGATTCAAGAGCGGGTCAATCAGGCAGAGAATCAGGCTCGTATGTCTGCGCGTCAGCAGAACGCTGCAATTGAAGAGCAACGAGCGAGGCTGGGTTTATCTAGCATTGCAAGCGACAGATCAGACCGCCAGCAGCAGCTAGATTCAGCCCGTCTGCTAGGTCAGCTAGGCGTAGATGCCCAGCGCATGGAGATCGAGCGTCTTAGGAACCTGCAAGCTGCCGGTGAGATTGAGCGCATGATGGGACAGCGCGGCATGGATATGGGTTATCAGGACTTCCTGCGTCAACAGGCATTCCCAAGAGAGCAGTTAGCGTTCTACAACTCCATGCTTCAAGGTCTCCCCGTCACGCCGGGAACGACCACGACAAGCTTTGGTGGCCCTAGCGAGACTGAACGTTTGCTTGGCGCTGGTATTGGCGGCGTCGGTCTATATAACGCTAACCGGGGTTAGTAAGTAATTATGAACATACTTGATGTTGAAGACATGGTTAAGGGACTGCCAGATCAAAGGCTACAGCAGGAAGCTCAAGCTCCTACTGGTCAGGTGCCTCAGTTCCTTGTGATCTCAGA